CGATTGTTTGACCGAAGTTAGTCATACGGCTGACTGACTTGAGGTCTTTTGCCCTAATGGCGCTGGCGCACATTGCGCCATTTTTTCCCATAAATACGTTGCAACGGTATTTTGCACCGCTTGGTGCTGTGCATTCCAAGTTGTAGCGCGATCCGTTTGGCGCGGCAGTTTCAGAAGCGATGGTGAATTTGAAGTTAGACATTACGCTGCCTCCTTACGAAACACTTGATAGAGATCTTTGGCGGCTTCGTGCCAAGATTTTTTGGTGATTGGGCTTGCGCCTTTGACGTGATGCCAAGTTGCGGTATCGCGTGTTGTGCCACAAGCTGCTGTTGTGGTCTTATAGATTTTACCAATGACGATGTATTTATCGTCGCCGTAAGATTTCCAGAGGATAAGCCCCTCTGCGTATTCTCCAGATCCTTCGACGCGGCAGCGGATGTCGAAGCCATTCTTTTTGTATTCCATTCTGCGTATAGACATTTTGTTTTCCTCTCTCTCTACAACTAACATATATGACATCTGGAACAGATTACAAGTAGTCATGGAAAGTTTTTTTTAATGTATTTACTGCATATTTATTGCAGTCACCCATACTGCACTTATTCACCCAGCCCAAACCCCTTATTCTTATAGTATATATATATAGATATATTATTTATTACATTACTACATACTACCTACCCTATCCTACTCTCAGATATATAGGGGGGGGTATTAGGCACTAAGGGGGACTGCAATATTGCAATAAATGCAATAAATCGTAACCTGTTGATTTCAATGCCTAATACAGTGTTATTTAAAAATGCAGTAAATACTGCACTAATTAATATCAGCTCTTTTTGGCCCAAGGCTCTTCGGGCAGCGTGATTGGTTTCGGGGTTCCGTTCTTTCTGTAGGAGGCAAGTTGCATCCTAACTTTGGTCATTTGGTCAGCCTTCTTACCCTCCCGCGTCCTTGGGAACTTACCGATATTATTTGCCATTGCCTCTGGCCCGAATGTAAAACCGTTCTTGCGTATCATTTCTCACCCCTCATCCATTTTAAGTCTTTGGTTAATTGATCTCGTTGCTCCATGAGTTTCTGAACCAATTGCGTCAGCCGTGCGATCTCGTTTCGCTGTACGGCAATCTTGCTCTGGAGCTTTTGTACTTCTGTATTCTTAGTCACTGTTCTTTCCTTGTAGAATGTATTCGGTCTGCTTTGATGGGGCAGATCCCCAGACGGTCCAGATGAAATCCATAGTGGCGCTCTTGCCCCTCTCTGGTGACATGGCTGGCCTCCACGTCATTGCTATGATCGCCATTGGCCTTGTGGACATGAAGAGCTTTTCGCGCTTCTTAGCGTGCCAGAAAGTGGCCTTGGTCAGCATAGCAAATGGAATGTTCTTTGCGGCGGATCTTTCTATAAACTCAGCGGCCAGCTTGAATGGCGGATTGGTAATGATGCCATCACACTGACAGTCAGCGTTCAGGAAGTTCATCCCGCTCTCACCATATCCCCGGTCATATAGATCCGTTGAGATCACTCTTAGGTTTCTCTCTTCCAGAACTTTTGAGATGGCCCCATCACCACAAGCTGGCTCCCAGATGCGACCACCCCTGAACAACCAGTCGAAGGTATCCAGCAATGCGTTGGTGCATTCTCTTGGGGTTGCATAGAAGTCAGCGGCGTTGCGGCTGTTTTTGGGCGAGTTTCCCCCGATGATTGTTGATGCCTTCATGGTTTACTATCCCCCAGCTCATCCAGAGCCTTCTGTGCCATCATGGCGTACCAGTCAGTTCCCTCACTGATCGCGGCCACATCCCTGATGTCTTTGAGATATTGGATGACCCTTTTGATCTTTTCATCGCTCATGTGTTGCCACCCTGAAACTTTGTGGCTTTTAAGGGGATGGTCTTCTTGGCAATAAGCTCCCCGCCACATGCCATGTATCCACAAGAGTCCTCCCAATGATCTGCATTTTCAGGGGTTGACTTGATCCTAGCAATTTTCAGGAGGGTCATGCAGACCCCAACTTGATGCGGTTCGATTGGCACTTCCAAGAAAACTGACCAGAGCTTTGCGATATTGGTCAGGTTGCTTTCCATGTCGCCATGCTGTGCAGCGCGATCTTTGGTTACATATTCTTTGGCGGTATCCAAAATTTCTGATCTTGTTACGTTTTTCATTCTGCTCTCCCTAAATCATAATAAGTATTATTGCGGTCACTGCGGAGCCTGTAGCGGCCCCAAGGATGAAGCCTACTAACCCGGCTAGATCGATCTTATTCAATTTTCCCTCCTTAGTGTTGTGGTGGTGCGAAGTATGCGAAGCGTGGCTTGCCCCTCATGCCTTCATTGCTTTGGCGGTATTCAATGCCACGGTCTTCAACCAGAGCTGCGAAAACTTCCTTACGGCGTCTTGGCTCCATATTTGCGAATGCCGAAACTGTGCGTGAGATCTGGCTTTCGGTAATGCCACCCAGCCCAGACTTTTCGATCTTGGCATAGACTGCCTTACAGGCTGCATCGAATGGACCTTCGGCCATGTTCGAGCGGAACATCTCAATGGTCTGCTTTGCGTAGTGATCGACGTAGTTGATAGACCACTCCATTGCGTCAGGTCCGATTTCATCCTGATCCATAGACCGGGCAATGATGAGTGACAGGCGCATGGCGATCTCGCGTGATCGATTGTACATGGCCTCAAGACCTGTGCCAGTCTCTTTCTTGATGGCATCTACAAGTCTCTCTTCATACTGGCGCAGAAGTTTTTTGGCCTCTGGAGTGAATGGAACTTCAACTGGATGGGGCGGCATGTCATGCGCGTTGCCTGTGTCGAGATCACCGACTTGGGCGTGGGCATGTTCCTTTGACCACTTGGACAGACGCTCAGAGATATTTGATCTGCGCTTTTCCTGCGAGAGCTGGACGCCGATCTCTGACTTGACGATGACGAATCGGTTCAGAAGACCTGAAGCCACATCACCACCACCAATTGCCTGCATGAACTCTGACGGCGTGGACATGCCGACCAGTGTCAAACTGGGGCGCTTTACGACCTTTTCCAACTTCTCAGCATCTGCTGATTTCATGGTGTTGGTTGCATAGCCTTGCTGGCGAAGTGTGCCATCCTGACGGCCAAAGCATTCCATGATCGATGTCAGGGCGTCTGCCTTGTGCTGGTTACCCTTGGCTGCTGCTGACTTGAGCTGGCGTCCAAGTTCGTCCACCACTGAAACGTGAGTGGGCTTTTTGGTCAGAGTTGAGATCACCCCGGCGGCGGAAGTGTAGCCTGCGGGACCGATCAGCTCATCAAGCCCAGCCTCTTCGAGCAGCTCTTCGAGAACTGTCTTGGTGTGTTCCTTGCCTGATCCTGTCTCACCAATGTTGAGGAAGTACAGGCTGGAGAAGTTACGCTGATCTGTTACCCAGCGGCGTCCCATTACCACTGAGCCATATGCAATGGCAGCTTGAACTGCGAACTGCGGCTGCGGTTTGATGGCTGTGACAGTGTAGAAGTTTACCACATCTTGCAGGATGCCGGGGACCGACAAGAGATCTTCAGGCACATTATCTAGTGGTTCGTCTGACTTCTTGGCTGGCTTCGACATGATCGAAGCGGCTATTTTGGCGCCGTGATCTATAGCCTCTTTGTCATATTCGTAGTCTGGATCTTGCGTGACGTTGAGGATCTGAGCTGCCTCTTTGACTGCGTTGGTCACATTGCCCATGTGTTCGTACTGCAAAAATACCTCGAAGGCATCAAAGCTGTGGGCGCTGTCGAAGGGATCGCTGGCATGGTGCGAATAGGCACGGCCATCATCGAACAACTTTACGCCGGCCAATTTTGATGTGGAGTTGGGCGAGAGGTATCGGCCACGGGATGTCTGCTTATAGCCGTACTTGATTAGCAGGCTGTGCATATCGTTGGCCTGATTGTAGGCGTCGATCACGCTTGTGCTGTCACCCTTTGGACGTGGGCGCTTGGTTGGCTGAAACTCTGCCTTCTTCTTCCAAGGGCAGATGTCTTGAAGCTGTGGGCGAAACTTATCCCACTCACGCCATAGGGTCAGGAGCTGCGGCGGAAGATCTGGAATGCCATCCCAGACAGACATGCCTGCCCACTCATATGGGCGTCCAGTATCTGGGTGGATCGATGGCGGCAGAACGTCCTGCACTGACCCAGCTCGAAGCTCGAACACCACTTCGGTCTTGCGCGGATCATCTTTGACGGGCCACGATATTTTGTGTGTGCCAAGATCTGCGGGTGCTTTGAAGATCAGCTTGCCCCGGTTTTCACGTCCAATGATTTGAGGTGCGGAGTTCATCAGTAGGCTGAAGTCGATGCCCAGCTCTTCAAAGATCAGCTTGGTGTTTTCGACGTGATCGATGTCGATGGCGCATGTACCTGACGCGCCGTGCAATAGCCCAACATTGTGCGTTGGATTTTGCTCATAGTATTTTCTGGCCTCGTCGGGATCTGACAAAGCTCTCTCTGGCTTCTGCCAGCCGAAAGATGTCGGCCCCTT